GATGGTCCGGCTACGTAGGCATCACGAACTCCGTGAAAATTTTTTAGAAAATCAGAAACCCAGTGGGTCAACTACCATCACATTGCGCAGGAAACCGTTATGCCTTACACTGAGGACACTATGAAACAAGAGAACACTTCGTTCGTAGGCACGGCTGTCGCCAGTGAGAACCAACTGCCAAACTGGCTGACCGTGCCCGACCCAGCCCCCATCAAACCCTCGAAAGAGGCAAGGGCGCTGCTGCATGTCGAATATGAGCAGATATTCGAGCGTGTCGTTGAAGACATCTACCGGGGCCGGTCCCTGCAATCGCTGATTGAGGATGACCACCGGGCCATCTCGTATGAGGACTTCCTGCGCTGGGTCAAGCGTGAACCCACCCGCCACGAACGATTCAAGGAAGCGCAGGAGATGCGCACTGAGTTCTTGGCCGGGGAGATTCTGGAGATTGCCGATGGGGTCGAAGCCATCGACGCCAACTCGAACGACACGGTGAACAGGGACAAGCTGCGCATCGACACGCGCAAGTGGCTCATGAGCGCCCACAACAAGAAACGCTACGGCGAGATCAAACAAGTTGAACTCGGCGGCACCATCTCCATCACTGAGGCGCTGGCGCAGGCCCAAGCCCGGGTGATCGAGGGTGAGGTGATTGACGTGACCCCAAGACTGGAGAACTGAGATGAGTGATGGTGGCAAAGGCTCCGCGCCTAGACCGATCCCCGACCCCCAGAAGTTCCGCGACAACTGGGACGCGATCTTTGGAAAGAAACCCAAATGAAGATCAAATGGCTTGACCGGCGAATCAGCGCACCCGGTCCTTTTCTTTGCCTGTGCTTGTCTGAGGACGAGTACAAGGCCGCGCTCAAAGACATGGGTGTTGGTGCGGTAGACAATTGGATCAAGACACCACACGCCAACGCAACAGCGCACCATATCGCATCACCCAAGGGGCTGGCTTGCATCGTGTGCTTGGCTGGATGGGAGAACAGAAACCCCATCGAAGTTGCTGGACTGCTGGTGCACGAGGCCGTTCACGCATGGCAAGAATGGTGTGATTACTACGGCGAACTCACGCCCGGGCGCGAACAAGAAGCGTATGGGATTCAAAGTGTCGCGCAGGAACTGATGGCCGAGTTTGCCAAAAGGATGGAGTCATGACCGTAATCATTGGCGCGACCATCGTGCTGTTTGTGGCCTACGTGGCTGAAAGGCTCTGGTAATGCAGAAACCCCGGTACAGCCCAGAAGACGAGCAGACGCTCATGGCCCAGCTTTGGAGTCCTGCCCTGAAGGACGATCCCGAGGCGTTTGTGCTGTTCGCGTTCCCTTGGGGGCAGAAGAACACACCCCTCGAACACTTCAAAGCACCTCGCACATGGCAGCGTAGGGCACTGCGCCGCATACGGGACTTCATCAAGGAGAACCGGGGCAAGCAGAGCAACGACGAGTTGATCGACGCGCTGCGCAGAGCCGTGTCCTCTGGCCGGGGGGTGGGTAAGTCTGCACTCGTGTCGTGGCTGATCCTGTGGATGCTGACCACTCGCATCGGGTCAAGCGTGATCGTGTCGGCCAACAGCGAGAACCAGTTGCGCAAGGTGACATGGGGTGAGTTGACCAAGTGGGTCACGATGGCGATCAACGCCCACTGGTGGGAACCCACGGCCACAAGCCTGAACCCGGCCAACTGGTTGACCGATTTGGTCGAGCGTGACCTGCGTAAAGGCACCCGGTACTGGGGTGCCGAGGGCAAACTGTGGAGCGAGGAGAACCCTGACGCCTATGCTGGTGTGCACAACATGGACGGCATGATGGTGATCTTTGACGAGGCCAGCGGTATCCCAGACTCGATCTGGTCCGTGGCTGCGGGCTTCTTTACCGAGAACATCTTGGACCGGTACTGGTTGGCGTTCAGCAACGGTCGGCGCAACACCGGGTACTTCTACGAGGCCGTGGACGGCAGCAAGCGGGAGTTCTGGGAGAGCGAGAAGATCGACGCCCGCACAGTCGAGGGCACCGACAAGACCATCTACCAGCAGATCATCAACGAGTACGGTGAGGACTCGGACGAGGCGCGGGTCGAGGTCTATGGCGACTTCCCCAAGTCGGGCCAAGACCAGTTCATCGCACCGCACCTTGTCGATGACGCCATGAAGCGGGCGCTGCACAAGGACATGACCGCGCCCATCATCATCGGCGTTGACCCGGCCCGGGGTGGCATGGACAGCACCGTGATCGCCGTGCGCCAAGGCCGTGACATCGTGGCGATCAAGCGGTTCCGTGGTGACGACACCATGACCACCGTGGGCCACGTCATCGACGCCATCGAGGAGTACCGGCCAGCACTGACCGTGATCGACGAGGGTGGCCTGGGGTACGGCATCCTTGACAGATTGACCGAGCAGAAGTACAAAGTGCGCGGGGTCAACTTTGGCTGGAAGGCCAAGAACCCGGTGATGTGGGGCAACAAGCGGGCCGAGATTTGGGGAGCCATGCGCGACTGGGTGAAAACAGCCAGCTTGCCGCAGGACAGGTTGCTGAAGAGCGACCTGACCGGCCCGATGAAGAAGCCCAACTCGGCTGGCACCATCTTCTTGGAGGGGAAAAAGGAGATGAAAGCGCGTGGAGTTGCGTCACCCGATGCGGCTGACGCCATCGCTGTAACATTCGCGTACCCCGTGGCACATCGGGAGTACAATGACCGCACAATCACCCGGCGCAACGCTCAAAACGGTGCTGCCCTTACTTCTTGGATGGGAAGCTAAATGACAAAACCCGGACTGTACGCCAACATCAACGCCAAACGCGCCCGCATCGCGGCAGGCTCTGGCGAGAAGATGCGCAAACCCGGCGCTGCCGGTGCACCCACCGCCAAGGACTTCAAAGAGTCCGCTAAAACGGCCAAAAAGCCAGCCAAGGGGAAGTGATGCCCCTCGTCAAATCACCCTCAAAAGAGGCGTTTTGCAAGAACGTCAAGGCCGAAATCGCCTCTGGTAAGCCCCAAAAACAAGCAGTTGCGATTGCGTACAGCGTCAAGCGCGAAGCTGCCAAAAAACCCACAATGAAGTCCAAAAAATGACCATTCAAGCCCTGCAAGACTGCCTGATCGTGCGCCCAGACATGGAGAAACACGAGCTTTTCATCCTGTTGCGAGAGAAACAAACGGGCACGGGTGTGGTAATCTCCGCTGGTCCTGACGCCAAAGACGTGAAAGTCGGCGACAAGGTGCTATTTGGTGATTCCATAGGTCAAGACCTACAATACGAGGGTGACAACCTTCTGGTCATGAGGGAATCACACACCCTCGGAGTATTTGACGCATGAAAGACACCACCGGAATCGTAGCCGCAGCAAATGTGGCAAAAAACGGCCCGTACCCGTCAAAAGGCGGTTCCGAGGATATTCTGACTGTCGCCAGATCGCGCATGACGATGGCGATAGCAGCGTTTTCCGACACCCGCGAAGACGAACTTGATGACCTGCGGTTCTACGCAGGCTCCCCAGACAACCAGTGGCAGTGGCCCGCTGACGTGCTCCAGACCCGTGGTGCCGTGCAGGGTCAGACCATCAACGCCCGTCCTTGCCTGACCATCAACAAGCTGCCCCAGCACGTCCACCAAGTGACGAACGAGCAGCGCATGAACCGTCCCGGCATCAAGGTGATCCCGGCTGACGACAAGGCAGACGTGGACGTGGCCGATGTGTTCAACGGCGTGATTCGCCACATCGAGTACATCTCGGACGCTGACGTGGCCTACGACACCGCCTGCGAGAACCAAGTGTCCTACGGCGAAGGCTACATCCGTCTGCTGACCGAGTACTGCGACGAAGACACCTTTGATCAGGACATCAAGATCGGGCGCATCCGCAACAGCTTCAGCGTCTACATGGACCCCATGATCCAAGACCCCACGGGCGCAGATGCCCGCTGGTGCTTCATCACGGAAGACCTGACGAAAGCTGAATACGAGCGCATGTACCCCGATGCAGCGCCCATCAGCACTCTCATGAGCCTTGGCGTGGGCGATCAGTCCATCGCCCAGTGGATCGGTGAAAACACCATCCGCATCGCCGAGTATTTCTACATCGAGTACGAGAAGCAGACGCTCAACCTGTACCCCGGCAACCAGACTGCGTTCAACGGTACGCCCGAGGACAAGACCCTGCGCATGATGTTTGGCAAGCCCCTGCGCACCCGCGAAGCTGACCGCAAGAAGGTCAAGTGGTGCAAGATCAACGGCTACGACATCCTTGAAGAACGCGAGTGGGCTGGTGCCTACATCCCCGTGGTGCGCGTGGTCGGCAACGAGTTTGAGGTCGATGGCCGCATGTACGTGTCGGGCTTGGTGCGCAACGCCAAGGATGCCCAGCGCATGTACAACTACTGGGTGTCGCAGGAAGCTGAGATGCTGGCGCTGGCCCCCAAAGCCCCGTTCATTGGCTACGGTGGTCAGTTTGAGGGCTACGAGCAGCAGTGGAAGACTGCCAACACGAACAACTGGCCCTATCTGGAGGTCAATCCTGACGTTACAGACGGTCAAGGCGCTGTGTTGCCACTACCCCAGCGGGCACAGCCTCCGATGGCCTCCAGCGGCCTCCTGCAAGCCAAGGCGGGTGCTGCCGAGGACATCAAGTCGGCCACCGGCCAGTACAACGCATCGCTGGGCATGACCAGCAACGAGCGTTCCGGTAAAGCCATCTTGGCCCGCCAGCGCGAAGGCGACATTGGCACCTACCACTACGTTGACAACTTGGCCCGTGCGATCCGTCACATTGGCCGTCAACTCGTGGACCTGATCCCCAAGATTTACGACACCGAGCGCATCGCCCGCATCATTGGCGAAGACGGTGAGCCAGATACCGTCAAGATGAACCCGATGCAGGAAGAACCTGTCAAGCGGATCGTGGACCAAGAGGGTAACCTCATCGAGAAGGTCTACAACCCCGGCGTTGGCAAGTACGATGTGCGCGTGATCACCGGCCCCGGCTACGCTACCAAGCGTCAGGAAGCCTTGGAGAGCATGGCTCAGTTGCTGCAAGGCAACCCACAGTTGTGGCAAGTCGCTGGCGACCTGTTCGTCAAGAACATGGACTGGCCCGGTGCCCAAGACCTCGCCAAGCGGTTCAAGAAGACCATCGACCCCAAAGTGCTGGCCGACGAAGACGATCCAGCCTTGGCCGCTGCCAACCAGCAGATGGAGGCGATGGCCGCTGAGATGGAGAACATGTTCCAGATGTTGCAAAACGTCAACCAGAGCATGGAAGCCCGCGAGATGCAGATCAAGCAGTTTGAGGCTGACATCAAGGCATACTCTGCCGAGACACAGCGCATCAGCGCGGTGCAGGCTGGCATGTCGCCCGAGCAGATTCAGGACATCGTGATGGGCACTATTGCCGCAGCGATGGACACTGGCGATCTGGTTGGTGGTGCACCACAGATGCCTGAGATGCCAATGCAGCCCGAGATGCCACCTGAAGGGATGATGTAATGAGTTGCGCTGAATTTGTTGGTGAGTTGTTCTTGGCACGGGATGTGGCCCATTCCGTCCACCTCAACACCCGTTCCTACTCAAAACACAAGGCGCTGCGGCACTTCTACGAAGACATTCTGGACGCTGCCGACAAGTTTGCCGAGGCGTACCAAGGCCGTCATGGTTTAATTGGCCCCATCTCGCTCAAGTCAGCCCGCAAGGACGGTGCAATCCTGCCGTTCTTGGAGGACTCGCTGGCCTACATCGAGGAAAACCGATACAAGGTCTGCGGCAAGACCGATTCGACTTTGCAGAACATCATTGACGAGATCATTGCTGTTTACCTGTCCGCCATTTACAAGTTAAAATTCCTCGCATAAGGAGCCATCATGGAACTCTTGAACCCTCTCGCCCAAGCCAACTTCCCGGCTCAAACTGCCGCTTTCACAGGCACCGCAGCCAACACATCTGGCTGGCCCGCTGGTCCCGAAGGCGTCATGGTCTGGTCCACAGAACCCTGCTACGTTCAAGTGGGTGAAGGTGCCGTGGCAACAACTGCCAGCACACCGATTCCCGCATTCACACCGATCCCGTTCAAAGTCCCCACCGGCACATCCGGCTTGTGGCGAGTGAGCGCCATCCAGATTTCCTCTGGTGGCACGGTGTACTGCAAACCGATGAACACCAAATGAGCTTCCTTGCTGCCCGCAACGCCATCGGCATTGGGCTGGGTGGCATTCTTTCGCTTTTCGGGGGTCGCAATAGCGAACAAGCCCAGAGCAACCTTCTTTGCGAAAACGGTGATAACCTCGTCCAAGAAGACGGTGGTTTGATTCTTTTGGAGTGACCTAAATGGCCGTCAATCTTTCTCCCGTGGGCGGTGTTGCGGCCCAGTTTTTCACAAACACCGGTGCTGTGCTGACCGGTGGCAAGCTGTACACGTACTCTGCTGGTACAACCACTCCTGCTGCGACTTTCACCAGTTCCTTGGGCGTTACTGCACAGCCAAACCCCATCGTGTTGGATGCTGCTGGTCGGGTGCCTGCAAGCGGCGAAATCTGGCTGACTGACGGCGTGATTTACAAGTTTGTGCTCAAAGACAGCAACGATGTCACGATTGCCACATACGACAACATCACTGGCATCAACTCCAACTTTGTCAACTTCACCGCCGAGCAAGAGATTCAAACGGCCACAGCAGGCCAAACCGTGTTCAACCTGACCACGATGCAGTACCAAGTCGGCACGAACAGCTTGAGCGTGTACGTGGACGGCGTGAACCAGTACGGCCCCGGTGCTCAGTACGCTTACCTTGAGACTGACAGCGACACGGTGACGTTTGTGTCCGGTCTGCATGTGGGCGCTTCAGTCAAGTTCACCACGGCCACTCAAACCAGTGGTAACGCGACTGATGCGTCTGTGGTGGCGTATACACCACCCTTTACGGGCAGTGTGACGACCAACGTCGAGGACAAACTGGCTCAAACTGTCAGCGTCAAAGATTTTGGCGCTGTCGGCAATGGTGTTGCAAATGATACGGCTGCAATCCAAGCTGCTTTGACGGCGCTTGCGGTTTCTGGCGGCACAGTATATGCACCTGCCGGAACATACCTTGTTGCAACCCAACTGACCGTAGCGTCAAATGTGGCGGTTGTGGGTGATGGTATCGGAATCACCAAGTTCAGCGCCACATCTGCCATGACAGCATCGCAAGCCGTGTTCTACGGCAATGGCTCCAACACGATGCGGTTTGAGAACTTCTCGATCCTTGGGAACACTGACGGCACAAGCGGCGCTGGCTCTGGTATCCACTGCAAAACTGGTTCCGGCAACCAAATTCGTAATGTGTTTGTGAGCAACACTACGCAAGCTGGCATTCGCCTTGAGGAACAAAACACGGCGTGGGTAGATTCTTGCTGGTTGCAATCTAACGGACGCACTGGCTACACGGACAACCACGGCGTTATGATTTATTCGGCAGCAGGTTCAACTGTTGACAACTACAACATTAAGATCACGAATAACAAGATCAACAACGCATTCCGCAAAGGCATCACAGACTATGCGCCAGATGCTGCGATTTACGACATCTTGATTGACGGCAATACTGTTGAAACTTGTGGCCTTGGTGGCATTTACATCGGCACACCGCAAGGTCGAGACATTCGCATCACGAACAACTATGTATCGGGTTGCTACGTCAACATCCAGTACGGTCCCGGCACAAACAGCATCATTGACAGCAACAACGTCCAATCCGCAACTGGTGACTTTGGTATCGGTTTTTACGACAGCACGAATTTAGTGGTGTCAAACAACACAATTGTTGATTCCGCTATTTCAGGTATCGACACAATTATTGTGCCCAGCACCAGAAGTTCACAGGTTCTTGTCAGCGGAAACATTGTTCACAACAGCAATCGACTTATTGACCCGTTTGGTCCCGGTATTTACATTGACGATTGCGACAACGCTGTTGTCACGGGCAACATTGTTTATGACGACAGTGGTTCAATTCGAGCCACTCATGGTGTTGTTGATGGATCGGGTAACGTCAACTGTCAGATTGCGTCCAACACAGTGCTGAACGTCAGCGCCAGCAACTACCTGATCCAGTCCACCACTGGGATGTTGCAAGACGTAACGTATGGGCAAACTCAGGACTTTCTTTCAGGAGTCCAAGTTGCCCAAAATACTGTCACGCTGGCAAACGGCACGAACAACAACGTGGCTATGCCTGTTCGCACTGGTGTTTTGCGTGCTGCTGGCCCCACCGGCGCTTACTCGGTGACCGGCATCACAAGTGGGTCACTTGGTCGTCAGCTTACATTGGTTAACGACACCGCATACGCAATGACTTTAGAGGTCAACGACACCGGATCATCTGCGGGAAATCGGTTTTTGTTAACCGGCGGCGTGGATAAAGTAATTGCAGCTTATGGGTCTGTGACGCTCATGTATGTGACAGTACAGGGCGGTAATTTTTGGACTGACGTTTAAGGAAAATTAAAATGGCCGACTTAAAAATTTCACAGCTTACCGCTGTAACAACCCCACTGGCCGAAACCGAAGTTTTGCCCATTGTTCAAAGCGGTGTCACTAAAAAAGTAACCGTTGCGGAACTGACCACACTCATCAATCACACGATGACGATGAATGGGACAAACGTATTGCAATTTGGAGATGCTGGTTATACCGCATCAATAAATTACAACGGTGACGGATCGCTACGCATTAAACCCCGAGCCGGGTATCCGCTTCAGATCGACCTTGCCAACATCAAATTCAGCAACGCTGGCTACGGCATCGACTTTTCTGCCACATCGGGCACAGGTACAAGCGAGTTGTTGGACGACTATGAAGAAGGTACTTGGACTGTTGTTTGGACAAACTTGACGGGTACGCCAGCAAGCACAACGGGGTATTACACCAAAATTGGTCAGGTTGTTTATTTCACTTATGCAACAGGCGCAGGCGCAATTTCCGGGACAGCGGGTAACGTGCGTTTTACGTTGCCATTTACGCCAGCCCAGCAAGGTGTTGGATCATCACTTGCTGAAGGGCCGGGAACTCCTGTGCTGAATTGGATCTACACAAACGGCCTTTGCTACCCTATCGGATTCGGCGCATCTTACATGGTGTTTAATGGCACTTACATTGCGGCATAAGGAACAATCATGGCGCTTACAAAAGTCTCCTACTCAATGATTGACGGTGCGCCGTTCAACGTCTATGACTACGGCGCTGTTGGTGATGGCATAGCTGACGATACGGCGGCAATTGAAGCTGCAATAGCCGCAGCAGCTATGCCTGTCGGCGGTCAAACTGGTGCTGTTGTTTATTTTCCAACGGGCACATATTTAATCAACAAAACAATTGTTTTGCCAAATCGTGTTGGCTTGCAGGGTGCTAATGGTCGTGGAGTAGTGATTAAACCGCATTCAACATTTACCGATGGGTTTATGTTTCTTGCTAACAACGGCACGACAGCTATGTTCGCTTCGTGGATACGCGACATGTTTATTGATTCTCGCGGCAAAAACATGACTGGTGTTATTTGGACACAAGCATGGCAAGAAACGTGCGGGATGGAGCGTGTGACAATTACTTTTGACGGCACAACGCAATATGGTGTTCTTTATACCGATGGATATGGCGGCGCGTCATACTGCAAATTTTCTGACTGTGAAATTTTTGCAGAAACAACTGCTGTAAATGGTACAGGGGTTCTCATATCTCAAGTGTCTTTGGTTGGAGGATTTGTTTTTGAATGGGATGGCGGGTCAATTACTGGAAATGCGGGCTTCAACCTGCCTTCTGCTATACGAATGGCCAACGACACGTTACTGTGTAAATTATTGCACTGCGAATACGTTGACAATATGATTGATATGAACGGGGCCGGCAGCTTGTCTGCGGATACATGCACAGGTTCTTTTAACGATGTTGGAAATATGGTCAGCATTGGCTCTGGGTTTACAGGTCAAGTGAGTTTGCGAGCAATGGTGCCAAATGGAGCAACAGGGAATATTTTTGAAAACAACATCACCAACCTGAACATCGCTGCCAGTGAAGGCATGTTGGCGTCCTACGATTACCAACCATCTGCTTTTGCCGCTGTCGTGACTGCTCAAATTCCAAACGTCACAGGCAACGGAACGGAATACCAGATTGTCTTTGACAGCGAACTGTACGACTATCTTGGCGAGTACAACAACGCAACAGGCACATTTACTGCATCGCGTTCTGGTAAATACGTGTTTTCTGTGTGTGTGAAAATTGCAGTAGCAACTGCTGTCACAACATACATCATTAAACTTTCCACATCAAATCGTGAATATGTTTTGTTCCGTGGCGATACAGATGCTATTCGTGATGGTGGTGGTGCATTAACACTAAGTGGTTCTTTGATAGCCGACTTGGACAAAAACGACACTGCAAGAGTTCGGATTACTGTCACTGGCCTTGGCGCTGACACCGTAGACGTTGAGGCAGATGAAACATTCTTTGAAGGCCATTGGCTTTCACGATAACCGTACTGGTGCGGCCCACCAGCCTTAATGCCACGGTGGATGCTGTGGCTGGAAACAAGGAAATCATCATGTTGGAAAAAGTTCAAATCGTTGACCGCATCGAAGTGGTCGAAAATGGTTGCGTCCAAGTTCGCACTAAGACCGCTATCAAAGAAGACGGCGTTGAAATCAGCAGCAATTTCCGCCGCCACGTTGTAGCGCCCGGTGCTGACGTAAGTGGTGAAGATGTCAAAGTGCAAGCGATTGCTGCCGCTGTACATACGGCTGAAGTTGTGGCCGCATATGAGGCTGAACAAGCACGTATTGCCGCTGAACAAGAAGCCGCACGTTTGGCCGCTGAAGCCGCCCTTGCACAACCTGAAGAATCTGCCGCATAATAGTGGCACAACTGTATCGGCCCAGTAGACCGAGAACTCACATGAGTTGCAAATGACTGATGAAGTCCAAAACCTAGCGGAAGTAGACTCCGCGCCAGCACCCGAAGTGACGGCCACCTCGGACAATGCACAAAATCTGCCGGAAGTCGCTGACCAGAGTAACGAGACAC